GAAAGGCCAGGGCTAACGCCCGGGTTTCAGTACCAGTAGCCTGGATTAAACCAAATTACTGAATACTGAGTGCTGTGCTTCGATGGGAGGAATCGACCTCTAAGAGCCTCACGGCCTTGTGAGAAGTCGGACGGACGCTGCAGCGATGCAGTGTACGAACCGACTATATCGATGACTCTCTCTACAGATGGTCTACACCAGTAGCGGAAAATGTACCCGCCTCTGTTTCGACACCTTTTCGGCTGATACTCGTCCCCTGAGTTGGCCCAGAAGCCGCAGGTGCTAAGCCCCTTATCGACCCCAAAGGATCGCGAAGGGACGTAACACCGACGGCTCGGTCCAACGAGTGAATGAGCAAACAGCCAAGCAGGAAGGCAGCGTATATCGCAACCAAGCCCACGATTAGCGTCGTGAGCCCAACTGCGAATTGCGTTGCCGTAGAGATAAGCGACGTGGTCGGGGTGGCTTTCATAGTCATTCCATTTCATGTAAAACGGTGTTACCACTCTGCCTTCGAATACGTCGGTACCGCAGCTTTCTCTGAAGGACCCTTTGCCAAAGGTCTTCAGATCGTTCACCTCGAACCCAGCAAAGTTCAAGGTCCGTGACACGAGATCCTCAATCTCGGACGGGAAAATAAGATCGTCTCCATACACCGCGAGGTGGCTGGAGGGGGATCCTGAAATTTCCGTTACTGCCAAGAGAATGCTATAAAAGATAGCACTCTCTAGCTCAAAAGTGTACCCATTTCCCATAGAGGACCACTTCTGTAAGACAATCGTCTCACTAGGAGTGACCTCAACGGATGGGGAACGACACCAGCCTAAAAGCTCGACCCAATCCTGCGGAAGCAAGAAAGTGACGAGCCCAAGGGCAACGGTGTCCGAGGCGCTTTTGAGATCCATAGTGGTCAAGCCCCAGTCGACGCCGAGCGTCGCTAGAGTCTGATTCCACTCTTGGGTTCGCAGGTCAAGACCAAAAGCGCGAAGACGATCTTTCATGTAAGCACCGATTCCTTTCTGAACATAAATGTTCAGGTCGTTTTCGATGCAGATTGATCGGTCAGTCTTAGCGTTTTTAGGAACGAACTTAAGTCTACTCTTGTTCCTGATTGTAAAGCCAGGAACGACTCTCCGCCATGCGGCGGGGAGGCAGAATAGACCGAAGTCTAGTAGCCCACTTGTTGTTGTCAAAAAACGTTCGGAGTACTTAGCCCCGCGCGTGACGACCCTAGACAAACCCGTCGTCGTACCTGGACCGAAATCCATGTACGATTCAACGGTTGAGAGTGCGCGCTTGTCGATTGGTCCAAGAATTTTAGCAAGGAGATCACGCGCTCGGTAGAGCACGTCGGTTACATCAGGGTCCGCAATAGTGGGATCCTGAATCCAAGCTTCGATTCGTGAATTAGTCGCCTCGCACGCTTTCTCAGCGGACAAAAAGGCACTCATCGCAACGGCCTCGCGGTCGACGACAAGGGGTAGCGAGCTCGACTTTTGGAGAAACTTGGTTACTAGATAGTCGTCCCGAAAACTTGGGGCGTCTGAATAGTTACTAGGGTCGATCCTTAAGTCAACGAGTTGCTGCCATTCGCCGTGCTCAATTAAGAGCTTTACGGTGAGTGCGCGTGGTGTATCAATACCACGGCAAAGCTTTTCTGCGATACGGAGCTCAGTTTTAGCAACCGAGCAACGCGCTCTAGCGAGTCGCGAATCCATAAGTACGTCCTTTCGGTTAAGCCGAGTGAGGAAGGGTTAGCTGTTAGTACAGCGGGTCCAGGTCCTTGATTGTCGCACGAATACTCGCGATATCAAGGGCGTTTGCAACGTAGGCGGCGAGATTAGCGCGCTCAGCAGCGGTCATAACATCGGGTACAACGAAGTAACCTTTGAACAGACCAGTGTAAGCGACGACGCTCACGCCGTTCACCGTTTGCAAGACAGGGTAGGTAAGAGTCACGTCAATGCGATTCGTTTTGCGATTCGCAGTGGCAGGGCTCAAACCGACACCCAGTCGGACAAAACCAGCAGAAGAGCCCGCAGTCCGCTCCGCAAAGACGGAGTTGTCAGGGGCGACGCGTTCAGGGCTGAACGTTTTGGCGACAGGTGTCACCTGACCATCATTGATGGTCAAAGCGCCAGATACTTGGCTCATGGTTTAAAACCTTACTTTCAGTTGGGTTAAGAGGGACAGCGAGTTCAGAAGGCGATTTCCCGCATTCGTCATTTTCCCCGGAGGGATGTAACGAATATCAAGCGACCGAACCTGGGCGCCGAAGCGTTCAGAGTAAGTCGTCTTCCGGGTAACGGACGCTGGTACTAACCAGTTCGAGTAGTAGTTCAGAGGGTCAGGATCATAACCACCAGACAGCGTTACTATTTCGCTTACGCGAGCGTAACGTGAGTCTGCGAGGGTCAGGTCCTCAACACCGACGAACCAATCAAGAACTGAAAGGTACCGACCGACACCAAGAAGGTAATCGACTACGAAACTGTAAGGGATTAGCTCCCACACAAGGTTCGCTGGGTTGGTAAAACCTAGGTCGGAGAGCCTCTTCAAGGAGGAGTCTCGAACACGCCACACGGCTCGACGCGTGTAATATCCGTCCCCATAGCGGGAATAACGGACAAAATACGAGTCGGGAGGTGAAGAGTTTAAGGTATCTAAGCCGTAGTCAAGTTTAACAGACGCTCGCGCGCTCCGAAGAACTCCCTCACGCAGATCACTGATTAAAGTCTCAGTGGTATCATGAATGGAGGAAATCAACGGACGCCAGCCCATCTGGTACTCAAGCCAACGGTTAGCTATCTGGAGCTCAACGTGTCCACGTGGCTGCTGCAGAATTCTGACGAACTCTGAGAAAGCACGACCAGACCTAAGACGATGAAAGAATTTCACCACATCTACGGCGGTATCGGCGACGAGGTCTCTCGTCTGTCGAAATTCCGCCATATCTTGCAGGACGGAGGCAGTAGTAGCCTTGATCTTACTGGCGAGCCGGTTGTCTAAGCCGGAGACGTCAGCAGTCATTGGCGAAAAAGCAGGAAACGAATAGAGTTCGGAAACTCTCTTCACTTCCGTTTTCCGCCAACCGCCACTCCCGGGTGCCGTAGTGGCAGTACCGGAGGTGAAGGTCCCTGGCCTGTGAGAGAAGTGCGATTGCAAAACCGTACGAGGTGTCGTCTGCTTGAAAAGCTCCATAGCCGTTGAAGGCTTAGGGCGGCTCAAAGAGGGCGTCACTGTTGTAAGGATCGTGGTGAGAGGACCAACAGTCTTAGGCGACCGGGTTGTTATAACCGGCGAACCATAATTCGTGTCGATAACGTCAGTCAGGATGTATCCCTTCTGATCTGTAGACGATAGCATAAGCACCTTTCAAACGGTCTAGGGGGACCGAAGCTCTCTAACG